AATAGTTCATCAGCCAACAACTGCATGACTAGTTGTTAACAAAGTGCCGGCTGCGGAAGCAGCGTTCTGCAGTGCGCACCTTGTAACCTTTACGGGATCAATCACCCCTACTGCGATCAAATCGCACATGGCTCCAGCGTAGAAATCCCAGCCTTCATTGGCTGACCCAGCCAGCACTCTCTCTGTCACAAGATCCGCGCTCTGCCCTGCGTTCTTTGCCATCTGTCGCAGCGGAGCGAACACTGCATTCTTTACAATCTCAATGCCAGCACTCTGCTCGTCGGTGGGGGCTTCAACTGATAGATTGCTTGCGGCACGGATTAGGGCTACGCCACCACCGGCAACGATCCCCTCTTGCTGTGCAGACCTGACTGCCTCTAGAGCATCTTCAATTCGATGACGCTTCTCGGTCATTTCGATTTCGGTAGCCGCTCCAACCTTAATAACTGCAACACCACTAGCCAGCCGAGTGATGCGCTCTTGGATCTTCTCGCACGCATGCAAGTCTTCCGTCTCCTTCAACTCTACCTTAAGATTTTCAATCTTCTCTTCAATCTTCGTGTAGTCTCCTGCGCCACCAGCGATAGTGGTGGAGCCCTTGGTGATCTCAATCGTCTTACATGTGCCAAGATGTTCAAGTGTCACATCAGACGGAGACATGGCATCAACCTGCGAGACATAGGTGGCGCCCACAGACAGTGCAAGATCCTGCATGATGTTCGTGCGATCCTCTCCGTAGCGTGGCGCCTTGATGGACGCAACCTTAATACCTGAGTTCATTTCCTGACGGCGAACCGCGTTCATAATCAGAGCAGCCAGTGCCTGCCCCTCTACCTCGTCAGCAACAATAATAAGTGGTCGGGTGCTGCGGTCAGCAATCTCCAACACTGGCAAAATCTCATCCACTCTCTCGATCTTGGCATCAGTCACCATGATTAGCGGATTCTCATAGCGTACATGGCGACGGCGCGGGTCGGTGATGAATGCAGTGGCTGTGTAGCCTGACGCAAACCTAAAGCCTTCGATCAGATCCAAGCTAGTCTCCAAGCTGCGAGCCTCTTCAACTGTCACGGCTCCATCCTTGCCGACGCTATCAACCGCAGTGGCTACGATGTTGCCTAGGGTGCGGTCGTTGTTGGCAGAGATAGTTGCAACGTGGGCAATGTCTTCCTTACTCCGAATCGGCTGCGCCATCTCTTGCAGGTTAGTAACGATGCCATCGACAGCTAGACCGATGCCGCGTTGCAGTTCAATCGGTGACATGCCTGCGACCAGATATCTCTGCGACTGGTTCAGAATAGCGCGAGCTAACACGGTTGCGGTGGTAGTGCCATCACCAGCAGAGGCGTTGGTCTGTGCCGACACCTGTTTGATGACCTGTGCCCCCACATTCTCAAATGGATCTTCTAAGTCCACATAGTTAGCGACAGTCACACCGTCTTTAGTAATCACCGGGTTGCCATTCTCTGTTTTCAGGATGACGTTCCTGCCACGGGGTCCAAGCGTTGCCGCTGTGTAATCAGCCAACAAGTTAACCCCTGTTAGAATCTTCTTGTTTAACTCAGTACCCTTACAAAATTGCCTAGGCAATATACACCTCTCATATTATGGTTTATTATACCCCAACTACACGGGGTTGTCAAATTGTTTTATTCAGAACCTTCGGTTTCTTTTGTGAGCGTGGTGACAATCGTATTGCCATCGTTGATCGCTTCTTTGGCATAGCCTGCGGCATGGTCCCGCCGCTTTGAACTGAAGTATTTTCCGATGTTCGTAGCAAAACCTTTTGTTGTTTCCAACAGAGTCATCACATCGCCTTCCATCTTCTCGATATAGATGTCAGCACACTTGTTGATGTTGTCAGACGACAAGTTGAGGATACCATAGAACTGAACAGTGGCTAGCTTTCTCATGTTAGTCATCTCGGTTCTAGTGATCGTCCACTGGCTACCGCCTTCCTTACCTGACTCAGCGAGAAGCCTTTCTTCTGCCATCAGTCGCTTTTCTCTTTCGTGAAACTCTCCGAAGAAAGATTCCGAAACCTGTTGGGCTGCAGCGTACGCCTTATCATAAGCCCGCTTCAAGCCCTTAACTGTCTTCTCATCAGTAATCTCTGGATGCTTCGCCAACCAAGCCTCAAAGCTTCCCTTGCCGGTTGCAGCATCGGACTCTGCTTGCTCTGCAGCTTCAAGCCCCATGCCCTGTACGCGGGCTGCTTTGTCAAACTTATCTCTCTTTTTCTGTGGGTTAGGTGGCAGCGCTGCGGCTTCGTCAAAGTTTCCTTCGGCGTCTAGGTTCTTATAGAACATGCCCCTGCCCTTTGTGTAGCCCGGTGTTTGTTGAAGGATCTGGAACATCTGTAGCTTCCACTCGGGAGAGTCATTCCAGTTTTTAATGTGTCCTGCCAAAGTCGGACCCATTTTACCGAGAAGAGCCTTCTCATTATTAGACTCGCCCATGATATCTATGAAGTTGTTGCGATCAATAATAAAATCCCAGATTGCCAACTCAGAAACATTATCGCCCTCGACATTCTTTCGAGCGATAAGGTACTTAATCTGTGGGACGCCAGAGCCGCCGCGAATAAACAGATAGTCTACAAGGTTAGTAAAGCTTCCATGAATGCCTGTGTCTGGGCTAAGCAGCTTCAAACTAACTGGTTCATTGTCGCCGGTAACAAAGTCTTCAATAGGCAGCGTGCCGCCGACACGCCCAGCGATCTGCTTGCCGCCTGTGACTGCTGCCATGAAGCCTTCAAAGACGAAGCCGGCTGAAGACTCACTATAATCGTTCAGTGTAGCCTGAAGCGCCTCGATGATCTGCATCATGTTCAACACTGCATTGAATCTGCCGCCGCGTGCTTTGTTGATTGCCTCCTTCGGATCGATGAAGGAGTTAATATGTAGGATTCGTGATTTAATGTCTGGCTGTCTTGTGATCGAAGCAAAGATTCTCTCAATGTCTTGGCGCGATTGGCTGCTGGGATCTCCCCAAGCCTCGTTAGGAACCAGTGAGGGGATATCAATCTTGTAACTGAAGCGACCTCCCTTCTTTCTCTCATTCATCTGCTGCATGCCGCGTGCATCTTGCATCGACTGTTGGGTAAGCATTGCCCGAAGATCCTCTTCCTCGATGCCGCTGTCAGCAAGAAGCTTAATAGCTGCAACCATGTCAGAGTCTACGCCAAGCATTAGAAGCTGACGATAGATCTCTTTCCACTGCTCGGGAGGTAGCCTGCCCTCTGCGATGTTCCCTCCGCCAGACGAAGGCGAGCCTCTGGTGGCGAGTCCTTGTGGATCATCGAAGTGAAGCATCACCGAATCAACCATCGCTGGGTCAGGTGCGCCCATGACTTGAGCGACGACCCGTTCAATTGTGGGGCGATCATTCTCAGCGCCGAGTGGCACCTTTGTCGCGATCATCTCAGGGTTAATGTTTGTATCAAAGCCTGCCGGGTCCGAACGGGATGCGATATCGGGATATGAATCTCCGATAGTCTCCTCGATCATCTCAACCAACATCTCAAAGCTTACTGATGCAGCCGGTGCCTTGGTTGTGGCGAAGTAGCTCTCGATGAGCCTGTCTAATTCTTTGTTTGCCATGTATTAATTAGTCCTCTATTTCCTCTTTAACCTCATTGGCTATAGCCAAAAGATCCAAACCTGCACAATCAATCTTACGTCTGGTCAGATGATAGTGGCTTATAAATCCTTTAAACTTCCCAAGCGCTGCCTGATTGTCAACGCGGGTGCTAGTCTGACCGTCCCTCTCTGGCACGTCTAGCGGAATCCCGATACCCTCATGGACTGCTTTCCACAAGGCTTTGAGTGCTCTGATCTGTACCGGGTAGAAGTCCAGAAACGGATCTAGTTTATTGCCATGGACCCACGCCGCATCTTGTATTGGACGCTCGCCAAACCCATTCTTCTTATACCAACTCTGATACTTGGTGTAGTATGCGTTGCTAATCTCTACGCCGATAGACTTGTGATTTACTTTACCGTTGCCGGCGTGCCATGCGCCGTGTTGTGTGTCTAATAGCTGATAGATTGTGCCGTCGTTGTCGATGCAGAAGTGTACCGAGATCCCTCGGCGACCCAATACCAGTGCGCATGATTCAGAAGACAGGCACACGTCCCAATGATTGACGAAGATGGTGGGCTTGCGATCAGGCTTGCCAGCATAGTCATAATAGCTGTTCTCGTCACAGTCTAGTCCCAAGGGCTCATCCCACAAGACTACCCTATCCCAATCAATCTCCAAGAACTGTCCGTTGTGAACGATATACTTCGTGTCTCGGCAGGCTTTGTCGCCGCGCATATAAGGTGACTCATGCGGAATATGATCTGAAATCTCTGCTTCGCGCTCAGTCCAGATTCTCCTATACGTCGCAGGACCGACCAGCCCATCGGCAGTCAGCCCCATCCCTCTCTGCCACTCCTTAACAGCTTCAACAAGATCGTCGTCATTATATTCGCAGCCGAACCATGATGGTTTCCAGCCCAACGAGTCTTGTGAAGATTTATTATAAAATACTTTGTCCACAGCCATGTCCATAAGGTTAATAATATCAGACGATAATATCTGCGATACCATACTCAACAGCTTCTGACGCTGAGAGATAAATGTTCACCTTTCTTTCCAACAGTTTCTTAAGAGTCCGCTTGGTCAGGCTAGTCTCTTTAACCAGCGCCTCCATGTATGTATCTTGAGAGTTTCTAATCTCTTCCATCTCATTCTCTAGATTGTGAATCGAGCCGTGGTTGCCACCAATGACCGAATGAATCATAACGCGACAGTTCGCGCCAATCTTTCGCTTGCCCTTGGTACCAGCAGCAAGCAGTAGCACGCCAGCAGACATGACCTTGCCAAGCCCGAAGGTGTGAATCTCACAGTCCTTCTGGATTACGCGCATCACATCATACAACGCGAACATATCGTCAGCACTGCCACCGTAGGTAGAGATGATCATCTCCATCGGCTCCCATACTTCCTTGCCTTCTTCATCTTCAGACTTGCCCGAATGATGTAAGACCAGTAGCCCGCTCAACGTTTCGCGGGACTTGCGCTCGTCAATGTCTCCATAAAGACCAACAACGCGCATCTCTTCATCTGGCACATCAAGCCCTAGGGCTGCAGCCAACTGCTCAGCCGACACTTCTTCTCCGACTAGTTCTTCTTCTTTCTCTTCCTTTTTCTCATTATCAGCTTTCTTTCTCGGTGCCATCAACATTACAACTTCCTTCTGTTTTCTTGAAAATGCTTAACAGCGCCGTTCCAGTCATTAAATTGAACCTGACGCCTGAATACAGCAGGGTACGAAGACAGATAGTTGTCAACTGCTACCCTCTTCCACCTTTCGTACTCGTAATCATCTACGTTTCTCTGCCGAGTTGCGGTGGCTGAGTCTCCGAGATCTTCTGCGATACGGTATTTCATTGCGCGAACGAACTCAACGTCTTCCGCAACTGAAACCATCAACTTTAATGTTTGTAGTCCGGTCTTCTCGACAAGCAACGCCACTCTTCCTAAGTGCATTAAGTTTGCGAGAGTCCAGCCCAGCATATATCCGATAAGCCCTGCTAGACCTAACGATGCATACCCCATTCTACCTCCAATGTAACACTACCCTATAGTATACACTATAGGGCAGCAGTGTTAAAATAAAATATTATACAACCGAAACCCCTACTTGCGGGTCTTAGCTGCAGCAACGAGGCGAGCGGCAACGCGGCGAGCAACTTCGTTAACCATATCTTCATCGGAAGTGATGGTAACGTTGTCTGCTAGCTCTTGCATAAGTGGCTCTTCTTCCTCGTCGGGTGGAAGTTCCTCATCACCGGCGACCGGTGCTAACTCCTCTCCCTCGGGGGCTTCTTCTTCGCCACCTTCCATGCTTACGTCTGCGCCCTGCTTCTGGAGTGCTGCAACAATGTCGGAAACTAGTTCTTCGGCGTCAACCTCAACTGTGTCGCCCATGGGCTCTTCGGGCATTTCTTCTTCTGGACCTTCATCGCCGGGGAGTTCTTCTTCTCCAGCCATGGGGTCTTCTGCGCCCATTCCCATTTCGTCGTCACGTTGATATGGTCCTTCGCTAAGGAACTCGTCTGTGAACTTAGACTCAATCTCAGCCAGACGCATAAACCTGCGGGTGACGGATTCGTTCAAAATTAGCTTTTTCTTGCTCATTGCTTTATAATCTCCTAATATATATTATGAAGGCTTCGATAATAAATAGTCTATTCAATGTTAAACGGCGTCATCTATTAAATAAAAAGTCTTTCAAGTACGCTGCACGGAGAGATATCTTTTGGAGTGCCCTTTTCTCCAACTGCTGTATCCTTGCTGGCGTGTACCCTAATCTCTTGGCGACCTCTTCCAAGGTCATTGAACCATTCTTGTGAACCGCGATGAGAGTACAGTTACAATCCTCTGAGTATTCGATCCATAATCGACAATCCTTTTCTTCACAATCTTTATTTTCTTTGAGACACTGCCTTGCGCAGCGCCTCATCTCACGCCCTTCACTTCTTCTGCCACAATCATAGCCTGATGCAGCTTAGAGATCGTGGCATAGCCATCAATGACATTAACATGGTCACATCGATGCCAAGCCTCTTCGTCAAATTCTGGTGGCGTAGGGGTGGTCCATTTAATCTTATGCCATCTCCAAGGTGGAAGCGGCGGGCTGCTTTCACGCAACTCTGATTCGACAATCACCCCATAATAAGGCGGGGTCGTTTGCCTATTCCAACATACAATTCTGCCTCTAAAGTCCTTCATGTTCTTCCTCTATCATATCAAAAATATTCTCAATCTCGCTTGAGTTAAGCGCTAGTTTACTAGACAACTCTTTACCTTTTTCCTTCAGCTTCTTCGACTTAGCCTGCTTGTTTTTGCTTTGGCTACTCTTCCTTAACTTTAATGTTTCAATAAAATCTTCAAACTCTTCTTCTTGGTTCAAGTACGCCTCGATGCATCCCCGAAAGAAATCAGACTGCTTGATACCATCGTAGTGCAGCCGGATGCGCAGCTTAGCATGAACCTGATCGTTCTCTCTGAATACTACTCTCTTATTGTAGAATTCTTCGGACACTATTTCAGCCCCAAAATGTGAGTGTTCGACTCTCGGATCCCTGCGGCAGTCTGGCGTGTGAACACAGCCTTGGACTGCAACTCAGCCAGCGTGCGTGAGCCGGAATATGAAAAGCCGCTGCGTACACCGTTGTCCAATCCATACAGAATATCCCTCACTTGCCCCTTGCATGGAAGAATCGTAGAGATTCCTTCAAGCGACGATGCAGAGCCGCGCCAATCCTTCTGCGCCTCTTCGGATGCCATGCCTCGGTAGGTTTTGTGCGGGTGCCCATCAATGTAAATGATCTCTCCCGGTGCCTCTCTCGTTCCCGACAGAAGCGAGCCAACCATCACACAATCTGCGCCAGCCGCAAGAGCCTTCACCATATCACCGCTGTTGCGAATACCACCGTCAGCAATAATCGAAACATCTCTGTCAGTCTTGCTGCAATCAATGACCGTCTGCAAGCCGGGGTGTCCGTGACCGGTCTGGATTCGTGTAGAGCAGATAGAGCCGCCGCCAATATTGCAGCGAACAGAATCAGCGCCCCAATCAGACAGCGCGTTGATACCATCGAGCGTAGCCACGTTGCCCGCCATAATGTGAACAGTGTCACCGAATGTATCTCTGAGTTGTTTTAGTGCAGTCTCCATCAGCATGTGGTGACCATGGGCTACATCAACACATAAGATTTTTGTACCCATTGCAACCAGCGCCTTCGCCCGGTCGTGATAGTCTCCGGTCACGCCGATAGCCGCAGCCTTCATGCCGGTAGTGATCTTCCTAACCATCTTGGACTGGTCATCAGTCGTGCAGTAGCGGTGGATGATACCCAAGCCGCCGGCTTTATTCATTGCTATTGCCATGGCTGGTCCTGTGACCGTATCCATTGGTGACGAGATAACAGGCAAGCGGAACCTGATAGGTCTAGAGTGCCTGCCTCCGAGTGTTGTGCTAACGTCAATCTCTTGCCGGCTTCTAATGTCTGAGTATTGTGGCACCAGCAGTACATCATCGTATGTCAAGCTAACTAAGGTTCTCATAGTTCTCCCTTTTCATATTTCTCAACTACGCGCTGGGCTGTTCCCCAGCAGTCAGGGCAGTACAGGCGTACGATGCCCTCTTTCTCTCGCACAACCACGTTCCACTTCGATAGCATCTTTCGATCCTTCTTGTCAAACGCAGTCTCGCACATCAAGCACTCATCCGGCAACTGAGAATATATATTCATCTTGTCGGCTAAGTCTGGATTGCCGTGACTCTTTTCCGCTTTGGCGGCTGCACGGCGTTGCTTGCGGTTCATCGGGTCAGTGCTCCCATTATTGGCGGAGCCGCACTCAGACGCTTTCGGAAGACCACGACGGCTGAAGGAAACGGCGCGGAGTTTTGACTGTCGCCAAACTTGAGCCGACCCTTGATGAAGTATACATACTCAGCCTTCATCACATAATCGTGCCAGTACTTCGTGTCTGTCCGTGCTGGAATCAACATGACAACCTTAGTGTTTTCATCTGCCTCGGCAGACTCATAGCCCTTGCGAATCCACTGATCAATACCACGACCATAGGGAGGATTGACAAAGACAGTGTGACCAGCCCAATCCTTAGTAAGTCCGTCCTCCGCTTCCGTATAGAAGTTGGCGCACTTAGTGTTGTGTGGAGTGGCACAGGGATCCAAGTCGAACGGACCAAATCGCCAGTTCAGTTTGTCAAAGAAATCCTGTGGAGTTGCCCACTCGCCTGTCTTGGATGAAAATAATGTTTGCTGTGTTGCTGTGTTCACTTGCTCACCTTAAGAGTTTTTAAATATGCGACCATTTGATCTAACTGTGTCCCTGTCCATCCGGCTCCAATGGGAGGCATCAGAGGTGACTTGCCGACCGACGCGCCGCCAGCAGCAATCGCTGTCCGTACTTGCTGGTCGGAGCGCGATGCCCAAAAGCTTGCATCCTGAAAGCTAGCGGGCTTGACAGGGAGAGAAGCAGAAGCAGGTCCATCGCCTGCTCCGAACTCCCCATGACAGCCGGCGCACTGAACCTCGTAGTCTGAGGCAGCATCAGCGTGAGCCATTGTGGAGCCGCCGAGAAAAAATATGATAAGTACTCTACTCACCAGTACTCCCTAACGCGCCGTCGCCACGGTCACTGATGGTGATCGGATACCAACCATATAGATCGTCATCACCTCGACGTTCAAGTGCGCGGAAGTGAACAACCGGCACCATAACTACCTGTGCGATCTTTGAGTGCGATTCAATAACTTGATCGGTCGATCCAATGTTATGAAGGTTAATAAATACCTCGCCGTCATAGCCTGAGTCAATCACACACGCTCCAACGATGAGGCTGCGTTTCGCTGCCATACCTGAACGGTTCTTAACTTCCAGCATGTAGCCGTACGGGATTCCAAACCGCAGACCGGTGGGCAGGATTGCGCTCGCGCCGGACTTGATAGTGATCGGCTTGTGGTCCACGGGGCTGAAATGAATATCCAGCCCCGCATCGGACGGGTTTGCTCGGGAGGGAGGGTGAACGTTAAAGTGCGTACGGCACCATTCGATCATCATTATTCGTCTCCATCAGGGTTGGCTGCAGTTGCCAGCACACTGTACGTTTCATAGAGTGCGTCAAGATCGACCTCACCCTTCATGAGTCGGTATGCCTTAACAGCAACGCTCATTTCTTCACGGGTCAGCCAGCCTTGGCGCCGGTAGTCGTTGCGAAGTTCGCGGCGGTGTTCCTTGTATGGCTCCATCGCATCTTCAATGGTCTTAAGTGAGCGAATATACTCAATAATATATCGCTGTCGTCTCGCTTCTGCCTTAGAGATTACAGGCGTGGGCGTGTTGTCGTCATTCATTTTGTGCTCCTTTGAATGAGTGGTTAGTATGTATATAATAGCAGCTAACTGCGCTGCTGTCAACTACTTTTTATCTTTTTCGTTCCTGTGATGCAGGTGGTGACGTAACTCTATAATGTTATCTCGTAAAAAGCCATCGTCTGGGTTCTGAGCGTATGCCTGTTCGTAGTCTCTCATCATTTCATCAATAAGGCGTTCGCTTCGTTTAAGACGTACGCGAGCCAACACTATTCCCGCCAACAAAAAGACGAAGAACAGCACAAACCCCGCACTGGTGATCAAGAAAAATGCTTCCATACCAATAACTAGTCTGTTGAAAGTTTGATATCAACGTTAATATCTACCTCAAGGTGTGGGACACCAATGTGGTCTACCAAGCCGTGCTCAAGCGCATCGTCTGGTTCAAGATACCAGTCAGCGTGCCCTCGGTCATGGATTTGTTTCAAGAAATAGGTCTTGTTCTTGCCGCAGTTCTGTGCCATCATGTGGTAGACGCTCTTCTGCAGCCTCTCTGCTTCCTTGGCATCGGATTTGATCTCTTCAATCTTACCCCATGCTCCGCTTGACACGTCGTGAATCATCACTGTCGCATACGGGTCACAGTATCTCATGCCCTTGGTGCCGAATGTCGAGAAGATTGCCCCACATGACATAGCCTTACCCTGAATGATCATGGCGACTGGCAGCTTAGAACTACGCACGTCTGAGATCATAGACATAAGACTGTACACTGCGCCACCATAACTATCGATAACGATAGGAATGATTGGCTGACCAGTGTTGTGAGCCTTCGTCATTTGTTCTGTGAAAGCTTTAGCTGTAGTCTCGTTGAAGTTTCTCACTCTGATGACAACCGGGAAGTTGTCTCGGAGATCGTAGTCTTTTAACAGAGGACTAACGTTAATAATATGTTTCATGCTTACCCCAATAGTCTAAAGTTGTGGTGAATCGAGCGCGTGCTGAATCCCCACTTAGGATCGTAGTCCAGCTTCGCCATGTACGGGCGATTAATCTGAACGTTGTCACCTCGCTCGGGCTTGACACCCCAGCACTTGATCTTGGTTGTCTTGTTAGACGAGTCGATGACTTCGACAATCCAATAGATCTTACCGTGCTTAGTCTTGCGCGGAACGATCTTACGCGGAACGAACCATGCAACCTGCAGGTCAGGATCAAACTCGCCAAGCGGAGGGACGAACCTCTCTTCCAATCGTTGACGTACGCGCTCGCTGAGAACCAAGTCGAAGGGGAACACGCCGGTAAGGTCAACCTGATACTGGATCAGTTCTTCCTCGGTGAACACGCCCTCGTCAGCGTACGCTTCGATGTTCTCCAAGAACCGCTTCTTGTTCTTGGGTCGGTCTACTGCGACACAAGACCAGAAGTGCTTGAGTCCCGTGAACCTCTCATCCATCAGACTGTTCAGAGCCTGACAACGAATAAGAACATCGAGTGCCTTCTTGTTCAACTTTGAATACGTGATGTTCTCGTTGAACAGAAACTCCTCAACGTTATTAAATGGACGGTTGGCAATCACCTGTGCGATAGCTGCCTCGCCCAAGCCCTTGACCGAAGTGAGCGGCTGAATAAGCGTCTGCCCATCCTCGCTGATTTCCCAGACCGTACCCGACTTGTTAATATCAAGCGGCGCAATCTCAAAACCATAGTTCTTAGCGACGTTGATTGCCTTTTCCTTTCGAGACTCTGGCTCTTTGTCCAAGAAGGACGCCAGCCACTCGGCGGGATAGTAATTCATCAGCCACGCGCACTGAAACGAGAGGACCGAGTACGACACTGCATGTGACTTATTGAAGCCATAACCAGAAAAGTACTCAAAAGTATCCCACAATCTCTCAGCGTCTGCGAGCTTGATGCCCTTCTCTTGGCAACCTTCAACAAACTTTTTATGAATAAGCGCTTTCTTATCATTCTTACCTGTTCCCTTCTTAGTAAGTAGCTTGCGAAGCAAGTTACCTTCATCAAGGGTCAAATCCTTGCCCAGCTTGTGAGCCAAGATCGCAATCTGCTCTTGGAAGATCAGGAACCCGTAAGTCTCCTGAGTGACCTCTTCCACGATTGGGTGAAGATACTTGACATACTGTGGAGCCTGCTTCGCCTCCACATAATCCTTATCAACACCGGCACTCAATGGACCGGGACGAAAGATGGAAGTGATGGCTGAGATATCAATAATACTCGATGGCTTAGCGCGAACACAGAACTCTTGTGCTCCGTTCTCGGTGAACTGAAACACTCCTCCCCACTTGCCAGCATGAAAGACGTTTGTATACACGTCCTGATCATCGAAGTCAATCGCGTCTGGGTGAAGGTTATTGTTGTAGAAGTCTCGTACCTGTTCAAAAGTCGGATCCTCAACGCCGTGGTGTCGCTGAAGAATATGACGAATAGCGCCGTCGATCATTCTCAGGGTAGACAGCCCAAGGATATCAAATTTAATGAAACCCATGGGTTCAAGATGTCGAACGTTCTGCCCCTCTGACCATGGCGTTTGCCGAACGCCGCCTGAATTAATCAGCGGCATGTACTGGTCAAGGTTCTCGGCAACCACGACGCCACCAGCGTGACGCGAGCAAGAGCGAGTCTGCCCATACAATGCGTTAACGTGTGTCTTGACGTGCGGATACTTGTTCAGGAATGCCTGCAAGGTTCCGCTAAACTCCATCACCTCTTCAAAGGTGGGCACATACACGCCCGCCTTGATGCCGTGGCGTTGCTTCGCTGGACCTGTAGCCTCAAACATCATCGTACTGGTAACTGCGTTCACCTCTGTAAACTCAATGCCATAAAACTTGGAAATATCTTTGATGAGCGACTTAAGTTGCAATGTATTCCAGTTAGAAATAGGAGCAACAGTATCCTCACCCCACTGTTCGATGAGTTCTTCCTTGAGCACCATCGGGTCAGACACATCGTAATCAATATCTGGATAGTCCGTGGCGTCAGAGCGCAGGAAACGCGAGAACAGTAGACCATACTTAATAGGATCAATCTGTGTGATGCCCAAAGCGTATGCCACCAGCGAGCCTGCAGCCGAACCTCGACCGGGACCAGCTAGCATCTTCTCCGTAGCCTTGTCAGCGATAGCCTTCATGGTCAGGAAATATTTGCTGAACCCTCTGTCATCAATGACCTGCAACTCTCGCTTGAGCCGATCACGATACTCTTCGTTGTCCACGAAGCCAAGGGTTTTCAGACCTTCCAGCGAATATTGAATCAGCGCTTCGGTCGCGGTATGTCCTGCTGGTACCACAAAGTCCGGTAGGCGAACGGTGTTGTCTGGAAAGAACGACTCAACCCTGTCATGAGCGATGTTATGCCCATTCTTAATCGAGCCAAGAACCAGATCATCATCATACTCAGCCCCAGCATCAGTAGAATACTTCCGATACGACTCCCACATCTGATCGCCGTTCTTGGGGTATAGTTCATAGCCGATCTCCTCTACATCAATAGGTAGTTCGTTACTCTCATAGTCAGGCTTGGACTTGCCAAGCCAACCAAGTCGCTTATACAACTCGCGGTCCTTCCATGCGGTAGGGCTCGGGTAGTGACTGTCTGCCGTGGAGACTAGCTCAATACCAAACTCATGATGCATTTCAATGATGCACTGGTTCAGTTGGTGCTGCTCGGGAACATTGTTCCACTGCAACTCCCCATACCAGCGGTCACCAAAGATAGACTGCATCCGGCGCGTGGTCGTACGCATACGTTCAAGGCACTCGTCCCTGTCGAATGTACGGTTGCCATCCTCGTCAGTCTCCCAGCTATGCCAGAAGTCTTGAGCGTATACGCCGCCCAAGCAAGCGGAGGATGCAATGATGCCCTCCGAATATTTCTCAAGCAGAGCATAGTCCATTCGCGGATAGCGATAGAAATTCTCAGGCTGATAGCTTTCGGAGATGAGTTTGAAAAGGTTATTAAGTCCCGTCTGGTTCTGTGCAACCAAGACAAGGTGAGCGCGACGGCGAAGTACATCCTTCACTGCCTTCTTACTAGCATCCTCGTCCTCAATCGTAGTACCCGACTGAGACTCTGCCTTCTTGTTCTTTACCTTGGCTCTGGCTTCTTCATAGTCCGTTCGCCAGTCTTCGATGGAGGGAATGAAGTATGCTTCGACGCCGTAGATTGGCTTAAATTCTTTTCCCTCGGCTTGCATCTTCTTAGCATGAAGTACCTGATGGGCAAGCCCATTCATATTCCCATGGTCTGTCAGCGCCAAAGCAGTGCAGCCATTTTGATATGCAAAGTCCATGTGCTCTTGGGGGTACCCAATCGCATCGAAGATCGAACCTGCAACACTGTGAGCGTGTAGGTTTACGAACGGAATCTCGGAAGAAACGCGAGTTGTCATGTACGGCTATGCCTCGTCAATGATGTTGTCAACGAGACGAACGAAGTCGGTAGGACCGAGATCATTACCTGCGGCACTCTCTTGAATGACGTGATAGCGCAGACCGCCTAGGCGACGTTGAATCTGGTTAATGCGACCAGCAAGGATATCGACCTTGCTCTTGAGTTGTTCGTTCTCAGACTTAAGCTGAGTTGGTGTTGGTTTAGTGGGCATTTTATTCTCCTTGTTAAATGTCTATGCCTATAGGATTGAGTTTTGAGACTGGTAATAAGTAGTCTGGGCGCTCAATATGCTGTGCCTCATCTGAGGCTAAAAACTTACGGTATTGATCCCAACTCTCTAAAGAGTGAAACCACGGGACTTCGACTTTATTAGCTTCCTCCATTATAGCAGATCCAAACACAATGTCAAGTGAAAAATGACGTGCGGAGTATCTTTTTTCTATCGGGAGCCTCTTGCTCGGGTATTTCTCCCCTTCCTTCGGGGCATACCAGCCGGCGGTGCCCTTCTCTCGTACGTCGCGGCGGAACATCTTGAAGTCCTCTCCGTCGAAGGTGAAGGGGAGCGGCTTGCCGTCGCGGATAGTCTTGCCTCGGTGTGATAGATAAAACCTGTTGTTTGATGAAATCTGCTTACGACTGGAACGCAAAAGTTGTGCGCTAAATATGCCAGTGGGAAAGGCTACAAAGAACCTGTCTGGAACAATCCATTTACTCATCCGACTAGAAATATGATAAGCAGTGAGGGCGCCATGAAGTACGCTCCAGCCGTAACAATCGCGCTTGTCTCTGTCCTTTGGGTGTACTGGCACGTAGTAGATTGGAACCTGCTGCCTCTCTTCGCTAGGGTATCGTGACATTGTGCGATTTCTGTAGACAGGATCCTCAACCATGTCACCCAGAGTGTGTTTAATAATCGGCGCAACGTCGTCATTGCAGACAATCCAGATCGTTTCGCAGCCCGCGTATGCACATTGGACGACCGCGTGTTCGATAGCTGTATAATTTTCAGAAATCATTGCCATGCAGTTTGGAAGTCCAAGGTTAATGTTTGCAGACATGCCAGCCACCGGAATAATACCAGCAAGATGATACGAAACTGTATTTCCTTTGCCTGTCTGAATCATGATGTTAATAAAACTTTGGGGATATACGGGTTGGCGGGTCGTGGAACGCCATAATGCTTGGAATTCTGTAGACATTCTCTTAAAAGGATGTGCGGCTCGACACGATTATAAATTATAGCTGGGTGGACCGCGTAAGTGTGCATTGCTACGCGGCGCCTCTGCCTCTTGTTGAACTCAATCTTTAGGGCATAGTGTTTCGGCTTTCCGTTTGGACCGGTCCCATTGCGCGCACCACGGATGCCGACGCCCTTCATTCTCTCTATAATTCTAAAGCGGGCGTACGTCGGAGAATGCTCAAAGTCGTCAAGCTGACTTTCGTGCAGAAAAGATTCTGAACACAAGTCCTTCTTGTCTGGGTGGTGTCCATCTAGCCTCTGTGAAGGGTAAAAATATATATTTTGTACAAAGTCTTCGGACGGGTCCATAAGCTTACTTTCGCCATGTTTCATGCCAGAGCGAACATCAAACCAGTCTACGACACAGTAATCCTCACACAGCGAAACAATCGGGGGCATGCCTTCAATCTTGTCATCATCAAACATCCAAGCTGTTCCAAAGTTGCCCCTGACAATTCGAGATCTGTTGTTTGTGCTGACTACTAGAGCGCCGTCATCTATACGAATGCTTGCCGCGTTGTCGGCAAACGGAAGCTGCCCGCCCATCGACAGCAGCATGTAGAGGCGATTCCACAAGTCTATCTTATACCTTATGACACCCTTGCCCATTCCGTATGCCGATAGGTCAGTCGGAGGCAGCTTCTCATGATTCCACGGTGCAGACGAAGGGTACCCAACCACTGGCATGCCACTATAAAAAGCATAGATCAGGGCGCTAAGGCTATAGCCCACTATAACTCCGTCCCATTGGTACCTGTGTTCTTTCATTAGGCGAGCGAGGCTAGCACATAATTCTCCAGAATCAAAAGATACTTTGAGCCATCGACATCTAGGTTCTTGACCATGTGCCTTTCGACCGCGATCACGTCGCCAGCAAGATAGTTGTCTTTACAATCTTCTGCTAACGCGACTACACGATAACACTCGTATTCCTTAGCAGGAGGTTTATAATCATCAGGTAGCACGAAGCCTTTGTCGTCATCGGCGATGGTGTTGAGTTCTTCAACTTGAATGTGTCGGTTCTTTGGTGTTAATAGCACCGGTCCTCCTAGATTGTGCAGGTGTCGTTGGTGCAGAACTTAGATCCAGCACCTTCGGTTTCGGTTTCGATACGCTCAATGGGCGTGATTTTGCTTGACATTTTCTCGTACTCTTCTTTCGTGATTGCTTCATATGGAGCCTGCTTATATCCTGTTTCTTTATATGCTAAAAACGACACTGCTTTAAGTCGAGTTTCGTACATTTCTAGAGCACCCTTGAGTGACGAGGCTTCGTGAGACTGAAAGGTTACTGTTACTGACACAGAGTTATCAGCCCAAAAGTGCTGATACTGTGCCGCAATCTCTAACTGCTCCCACATCGACACGTCCTTCTTGCTCTTCTCAAAGTACGGCTCTTGCACTGGAAACTCCACAACCGTAGTGTTGGGAGAGTATGCATCTGGTTCCATATTATACCCTGCTTTTCTCAAATGATCAAGTAAATCTGATGTGTTTGAGAAACGAATCCTGCGAAGATAGTATTCGGACTCGGGAAAATGGATGCCGGGGGTGGAACCATTGAGCAGTGAGACTGTGCCGCTGGGCTTGATACTGGTCATGCGCACGGAGCGGGGGATACAAAGCCAGTTTGAATACTCCTCGTCCAAGTCCTGCACACGATCATAAGCCTTATCGCACCAGTCATAAACCTCACGGCGACCGTGCTTGGCAAACGCCTGAACCACGCCAGACTGCGAGAGCCCAATACGTCGGTTCTTGAGCATAATTGCGTTCGTTTCTGGCCAATGTGTGTTCACCAGCGTAACCGTCTTGCCGTACAAGTATGCGATCTTTAGTGTCTTAAGATAGTCTTCGTAGTTCTCATGTTTGGCTGGGTACGTTTCAACCAGACAGCACAACTCAGCGTCTTCAAGCTGCTGCTCCACACAAGGGTTGAAGCCCATAACATGACGGTCATCATCGCGTGGCTCATCTTTAAAGCGACCACGGGTACGGGCGTTGTTCAGCCAAATGTACCCCGGCTCTCCATTCTGCTGAGACTGTTCTGCGTGCCATGTATAATCCATGCCCACCATCGCCTCAAACGAGTTATTCGATCCCCACCGGTGAGAGTAAAGTTTGTCTTGATCATTCTTCATCGACAAATACTCTTTGTCATCATGGGCGCCAAGGGCGAGAGCAGCAGACCTACGAACATTGCCTGCGACAACACACTTGCCAATAAGATTCTCTGTATCCACAATGTCAACAGAAGTTACAGACTCGCCGATGCGAGTATCGTAAAGTTCCTTAAGGTTATTATGTAACAGCATCAGCGGCTCATGCCCAGCAGAGGTACCACCGAAACCCTTGATGGCGGCACCAAGAGGTCGAATAGCACTGTAGTCAAAGTGAGGCACGTCATTACCAAAGTAATAGCCGTCGAGGAGGATGCGCACTGAACGTACCCAGCCCTCACGACTGTCATCAATAACATAAACATCGTCAACAAAATTGGGCTGACTAATTGTAGCGGTGCCGGCACCCTTGGTGTCAAACCCAACGCCGATGCCGACCATCAATGCATCCATGATCCACGCAAACAGATAGCCACCTTTGGTGCTAATGTCTTTGGTGGAGCGGAACGCGCAGTTAAACAAGCCTGCGCCAGTGCGCTCCTGCACAAACTTGGTGCCCATCATCCACAGCCCACGACCGGGTGGCGACCACTTAAGAGTGAAGAGCCTATCATACGCATCCTTAGCGGTGCGCTGAGCCTTTGCATCATTCCACTCAAGCCCCAAGCGGGCAACGTGTTGTTTTTGAATGTCAAACATTCCCTCAATAACTCGGCGGCATGTCTGATGCCACTCTTCGGTACCGGGAGTGCCCGGTGAGGATTCTTCTAGTCGTCGCGAATACGTTCTCTTAAACGTCACATATCCCAACGGACCCCACGGCACTTGTCGATCTCTATAGTTATCAATAAAAGATTCTGACAGTCGAAATCGACGGACTGACGGATCTCTCTCGGTTTGTTCGTACATTATGTTTGCTTACTCCTATTAGCCTTAAAGTTTTTGTATTTTTCTTTTAAATTCTCTGCTTGTTTCTTTGCAGAGTTTTCCATGATTTCACCGGGAGTCTCGCCAGTGGGCTGAAGAATCTTGATCTTTACAGACCCCGGATCCATAAATATCGGATATATGAGTCCATCGGGTCCGTTTCTATTCTTGGCGACGAATACTCGTCCAGTATTGTTGTTTTTGTCGTCAATGGTTCTGGAGACAGAGAAAATAAAGTCTGCCACAAAGCACTTATTGAACGCTTCGCTGATCGACTCCATTGTAATAACTTCTGCATTTAATCCTGACCTATTGGTTTGCGATGCTGTCCACACTGGACACTTGTTTTCTTGTGCAATCGCCCGCAACTCTTCATAGATGGATTCAAGTTCATTTCTTTTCTCTTTTTGATAAGTAACAGGTCGCAAAAGATCCCCATAATCGACAATGATCATATCCGGCGTGATATCTCGCTTCCGCAACTTCTCCAAGTGAGTTGTTAGTGTGCGGGTGCTTGCAGATTTGGTCGGATACTCCTTAATAATTAGTCTGCCTTCTATATCCTGCACCGTCTCATATACTAATTCTTTCAATTGAAAAAGATCGCCCAAAGGTACGCCCGTCAAGCACGAATCATAGCGATTCCCAATAGCTGATTCAGCCAACTCCAAAGTGTAGTGAATAACTGTCTTGCCTTCCTTGACCGCCTGTGACCCTAAGTGTGTGAGAACCATAGACTTTCCAGCACCTGTGGGTGCGATGACCACTCCAAGTTCGCCGGCTCCAAGCCCGCCCTTCGTGAGAGAATCAATCTCATGCCAGCCAGTTGTGACCGCATTTCTTGTTTTAAGCTGGAACCTTGCTTCAAAATCTTTCACGTAATCATGACCAAAATTATTATCGCTCCCAAGCTTGAGAGCGTCATTGATCACCGCGCTAATCTCATCGAACGAAGAAGTCTGCAACAGCTTGACAGACTCCATCATCGCTTCCTTGAGTTTCTGCTTCCTGCAGAAGTCAAGCGATATCTCTTTAATATATTTCCGACCCTCGACCTCAGAATTACAAATGCGCGCAAAATAGCTGCGCACCTGTTGCTTGTCGGTGTCTGTCTCTCCCTCCAACTCGGAGCGGAGGAGCGTCATCATGATCTTGGTGGAAGGGTGTACGTTATACTTGTCGCGATACGCAAACACTTGCTTCACAAACGTGCGAAGATATGATAGCTCTAAAAAATTAGTATCCAACACCTCATGAATCTGATCCGCAAACGGACGATCTTCAAGAATAAGTTGACACAATCCCTCTTGGAAGTTCTTTCCAAATTTACTGAAACTGGGTTGTTCTGACATTTTTTCCTCTAGGTGCAGATTATACCGCGTTCGCTACTTGTTGTCAACCACAATTCGCCTCATTGTTTGAAACAACGACGACCAGTCTCCTGCGCCAAAGCCGTCTTCAATCATCATACCCTGAACCGCTGTTTTGTTGAGGAGCATTTCTGCCTCTTCAATCGCAAACCTTACCTGCCTCTTGCCCTGTGGCGAGAGCGACGGAGCATATAGCTGCATCAGCTTATAGTTCTGTGCTATCACATCTTCGTTTTCAAGAATCGAAGTATAAACTTTCAGCTTCGACTCGGATAGTTGTGAACGGCAATGTTCCATAAGGTTATTAATCGTGCAGAACTCTTCGTCTGCAAAAAATTCAAAACGCTTCTTAATTGTGCCCAAGCCAACGCCGGTAACACCCGGCAAGTTGTCTGACTTGTCTCCCGCAATAGCGCGGGCGAGCGCCATGTTATTCGGGTGGATACTGTACTCGTCCACCAGCCGCTTAGTGTTCATGATCTGCTTCTGAATCGGTCGGAACACTACAGTGTTATTGTCGCACAACTGGAAGAAGTCTTTGTCGCTGGAAACGATTACCTTCTGCCAATCTGCAAAGTGGGGAAGCTTAGAAACGTAGGCGATCACGTCGTCTGCCTCCACTGCTGGAAGCATGGTCTGAGAGATTGGCAACTCGTTTAGGTACTCAATCAGGCGGGTCTGCTGCCACACCTTATTTTCCATTTCTTCATTCTCGGAGAGGTTTCGCACATCACGGTTCAGGCGGATAGGCTTGCGCCCTTCTTTGTAGCCCTTGTTAACAGACTTGCGCTTCTGCGAGCCGCCGGCACCATCCCACGCAATCACGATATGATCTGGCTTGGTTTCGCGGACCAGTTTCTGTAGGATCTTTAGAAAACCCTTGACCCCTCCGATTGGTTGACCATTAGTCGATAGACTAGGATCAACAATATATGCGCGGAAATACATGTTCAGCGCATCAATAATCAAAACTCTTTTCACAGCTTGTGTGCTCCTATAAAGAATGGTAGGACTGGCGGGACTCGAACCCGCATGACCTAGGGTCGAGAGATTTTAAGTCTCTTGTGTCTACCAATTCCACCACAGTCCCATTGAATAAAAGAAGCCTTCGGGGAGATGTAGCCTCCCCGAAGGCGCAGTTTTGTCACCTATCGGCGACGTTGGTTATGTGCTCGGGCACGGCGTGGCGGAGTACGCTGCCAGTGACCGGGAACCCAGACAGTGCGGCGATGACGGCGGACCCAGTGACCGGGAACCCAGTTCGCATTTGCATGCGGACGGGCAACGGGTCGATTAGGACCGAAATCACGCCCATGAACAGGGTGTGACCAGTGAGCACGATAGACGCGGGTGGCGGGAACCCACACCCATGAAACAGACACAGCAGGCGTACCTACGGTGACAGTTGCGCGGGTGTTTGGACGATGCCGATTGTGCGCGTCTGCGGTTTGTGGGACTGCCAATGCAGCAGCCATCACGAACGTAATAAGGAATTTCATATTTATACCTCCTTCCTTTTGTTCACTATGTTAGACGTATGAGATCAGTTTTTATTCATCCTTTTCTTCATTTTCTTCATAGAAGTCTGCAGCCTCGCCGATCCGCTTATCGAACTTCATGATGACTTCATCATCCATGATCTCCATAACGGTCTTGCGAAACTCTGGATCTTGTAGACGCTCGGTCCACTTGGAAGCTTGAAACTTTGTGCCGACAGGCTCGCCCTCTTTGTCAAGCAGCGAAAACCATGCGCCAGAACGGGCGAGTCGTGACGAGCCGTGAATAGCATCAAACCAACTCTCCTCATCTTGGACACCGATGGCGTCACCCCAGAGGATCTTAAAGTTGCACTGGCGACCTTGGGTACCGAAGCGGGACTTCTCCAGCTTGACCTTGACCTCGGAGCCAATGCGGAAACCCTTGTCATCTGTGATGAAGCTTGCCTTAGCCTTGCGACCGGTCAGCCAGATGCGTAGCGAGTACGCATAGATCATAGCCTTGCCGCCGGGAGTCATGTACGGAGTCGTCATAGCCTCAGACGGAGAGCGCGTGATGTTGGTCTTAAGCTGGTTAAGAACAAGGAACGTGCATTGCGAGTTGGCGATAGGCACAGTCAGCTTGGACATACCCTTCGCCAGAATACGAGCCTTCACTGCCATAGACGACAGCGGGTTGAAGTCTCCCTCAACATCTGAGACAGATGGAGTGAGAGCAAGTGAGTCCCACACGAACAGCATGCGGTTGTCATTCGATCCCAACAGTTCTTCGATAGTCTCTAGAACAAACTCAACTGAGGTTGCCTGCACATACAAAAGGTTATTAAGATCGCAGCCTGCACGCTCAAGGAATGTTGGGTCAATAGCAGACTCGCTATCAAAATAGATAACGTCGATGCCCATCTTCTGGGCGTTGGCGGCTACCTGTGCTGCCATGTAGCTCTTGCCGGTGGCTTCAAGACCAGCGATCTCGACCACCTTGCCGACAGGGATGCCAGCCAGCCGCCCACGGCAAGTAATAGAGTCAAGCCAGCGGGAGCCGGTGGGGATCCAGTCCTTCACCTCCGTTGGGTTCTCTTCGTTAAGATCGTGCGCTACGTTCTGACCAGCCTTCTTGTTGATCAGATCGCGCATTTGTGTGATGGAAAGCTTGCCAGCCCCATTGGATTTCTTAGTTCGTGCCATTCTCAATTTATTCTCCTGAGTTATGGTTATATATTATCATATGTATTCTGGAATGTCCAGAGGTTTTTTATTTAAATCCACTGGTGGACTTTTCTGCCACCAGCGGGATAGATTGTGGCACGCAAATGCTTAATACCAAAGTTATTGCGTGCGGTGGCATATCTGGTCACTAGAGCCGGCTTATATGATTCGTCAAAATCAATAGCTGAATCCAAGCGAGCCATCATATGGTGAGCCGACAAAGTATATGCTACTTCGGGTTCGTTGTCATCTTTGGTGGCTTCTGCCCCTTCTGTTTCAAGCGTGAAAAGCCCTTGAGCCACCAAGTCACAGTTGTTAGGGGCGCCCGGTCCCGTGGGGCTATAGTCTTGCCCAAAAATGCTCATGTATTGCAAGGCTCTATCAGAAATAATTCTGCCGATACTAAGCCCCGGTGGGTACAGTTTTCTGCCGTCTGGTGCGATCTGTAGGTGTGGCTCCAAGTCAGCAATAAAACTTTTTACCTCGGGGTGGTTATAAATCTTCTCGCCAGCCTTGATACTCAGTCCTGACCACTGACCGAAACTTTTGGCACTGCTGCCGTCTTTGTGGGAAATATAAACTGGTGGCTTTCCATCTTTCCTGATAAGCTGAAAATCGCTTTTGGGATCTACGCCTCCGACCTTTACCGTATCTTCTATACCTATAATGTCATCATATCTTGCAACCTCTTTCCCCGACGAGTTCAGAACCTTAATAATGATCGCATCAGTGTTGGCTGCAGCAAGCGCCTTGCTTATGAGATCGGATAGCTGACCTCTTGCGGCAATCTCTTTCTTAACGTAGAAGTCTGTCCCTTTGCCGCCAAACTCAGCAGTCTTCAGCAGTTTGCCAATCGGCAGAGTGCGACCATCGGTCGTACGAAGAGCGAAATTGCGACCCAACATCTGCCTTGCGACGGCTGCTGAAATCTCTCCCGAAGAGAGCATCTTCTTTAGTGCAGCAATAATCTCTTCGTCTCTTTCAAAAGTCACCTGCGAGCCATCAACTGCGTCGAAAGGCTCTCCGTTTTCCAACTTTTCAATAAAGCGAGCCATACGCTGTTGAGATTTCGCCAACTGGGAGAAGCTTAAAGTTGCCTCTGTGACAATCTCTTCTTTAAGGTAGTCGCGCCAGCCTTCCATGATTGGTTGCATTATCATTACCCTATAATTAGTATCTCGGACGAGGATCCCATCGTTTTTTTACCGACGCATTTGCCATCGACCCACTCGACATTCTTCATGCCGTATGCCCACTCAGCAGTGACGATCTTGCGGTTAGAATATAGATCGCGTACCTCTGGACAATCATTGTATGACATGACCCAATCGGATCTGTCGGAAAGCAAGTTATAAAGCGCCATATGGTCAAAACCCGTGTGGAGCCCCCCTGCTTGCCCGTAGAGCATCGCTGCGTCTTCAGGCAGCATGTAGGGCGGGTCAAGGTACAGGAAGGCTCTAGGGTGCCATGGGAGGCTCGTCTGGAAGTCTGCGTAGTCTACCCTGAAATTCTCGGCGTTAAACTTACGCAATCGGTCGATGGATGACTGAGTGAATCGAGCGTATGATGCTCGCTTGGACCAGCCACCAGAAAAGGTAGCCCCTGAGAAGCTAGACCTATTGATCGCGTAAAACTTTGCAGCCTTATCGTACGAGAACATGAACGATGGATCTCGTAGCTGTTCCCGAAAGTTAATAAAATCTTCTTTGGAGCATCCCTCTACAAGTTTAGTAATGCCCTTCTCTTCAATCTCATACTCCGTGCGCAAGGCAGCGACCTCATCAGCCAGCCTGTCATTGTCGCCACAGAGCGCTTGCCAGAACCACACAAGGGGCACCAACTTGTCATATCCAATGACTTCGGTGCCCCTTGATGCTACTGCTAACTCCACCGAACCGCCACCAAAAAACGGTGAGCATAGACGCGAAATATCCTCCGGTATGTATGGGAGGATATGCTTAACTGCCCGTGACTTACCGCCGGGGTAGCGCAATGGAGTCTTCATAGTTTACGAGTTTTTGGTGTTTTGAATATCAACGCGAAGGTCTTGGGCTGCATTCTTTACTTCCTGCATAACCTTACGAACTCGCGTACCAGCGGCATTATTACCTTTCTCATAAAACTTATCATAATCGCCTCTTGCTTCTTCAAGCAAAGCGATCAATTCTTCAAGCTTATTCATACTGTTTCCTCCTATAGAAAAGTGGGAGCAGGGGGTGGATTTGAACCACCGACCTCCGGGTTATGAGCCCGACGAGCTACCAAACTGCTCTACCCTGAACATAAAGTGTGAGGCACCTGATAACCCTGTGCCTCCCTGTGGGCGGGCGTTATGCCCCCATCAACTCGTCAAAGGCGGCGTCAACCGGATCTGTCGTAGCGGTCGTCGCGGTATACTTCTCAGTTTCAGAAGAAGAAGTTTCAGCACTTTGATCCCCTGACAAGTACTCATCGAGCATAGCGGACACATCAGATGTAGTCTTACGCTCAAAGAGTCCGTCGAAGTCAGGAATGTTGTCTAGAAGTTCTGCACACCGCTCGTCACCTCCAACTGCTTCATCACATAGTGGCGAAGAGCGACGACGAGGGGTCAGCTTCGTTTGGGGGAAAGAAGCGCCCGAAGGCTTACCATAGGTAAGAACCAAATCGGTGCCACTTTGAGGATCGGTGATATCACCGTACTCAGGGTTAAGAACCAGCCCAAGCAAGGACTCGTAAGCCATCTTGCCATAGCCCCAAGCGCGAACGCCTGATTCTTCCTCGCCTCGGACGAGAACAGGGCTGAAGAAACGCTGACGGGCGAACAGCCCCTTAGCCATCTTCTTAGCCTCGTTGTCATCGTTTGCTACACCCTCCTTCCAGAGTTGTGATGCAAACTCGCAAACGGGACATTCATCGCCGAAGTTGCGCTTAGGACAAAGGAAGCCACGGTTCTGTCCCACGTTATAGTGGAAGTGGAACTCGCGGAAGGGGTCGCCATCTTCGGTGGGCACAATACGAATTGCTTGCTCACCGTCGTTGGGACGCCAGAACTTGTTGTCGCCGGAATCTTTATTTTGGAGAGCATCCAGCTTGGCTCTCATTTTTGACAGGTCAATTGCCATGTTTTTTTACCTCTTGTTGTTAAAGTCAAAGTGACGAATTTCTCACTTTGCTGTATATAATATAACCTATTCTGAAGCTAAAGTCAAGGATTATTTTGAACTTTCTTCAAAGGGGTTATCAACCTCGATTTCGGTCACGTTACCTTCCACTGTTTTCCAATTAAACATGCGGAATGCATTTGTGTCCAAGTCCCAAACAAGTTCCAAGCCCTCAGACAAGGTGGACTTTCGACCAGTACCCTTAATCTGAGAAGCGATAAACTTCTCGGGAATATCTGTAATACGGACAAAGCGCATTGTTCGCGCATCTCCGTTCTTCTTCGTGAATGTACCATTATAGGCTTTCATCAACATCAGACCTCCTGTTCTTGTATCTCTGATGAATTGGCTATTAGATAGCCATAGTTGTTGTCATAGTCAGTAGAGTGAATCCGTACCGAAACGATAGTTTCATCACTTACCATGTTCGCGCTACGTTCGCGCAAAGTCGTGAAAAGATCTCCGTCTGTTTCCAGTTGTTCTTTATTGATAGCATAAATATAACATCTTTCGTTGATGGTGTCAAGAGGGAAAAACAACTTTTCTTCATTTTTTTCAATATCGACCAATCCGAACGTTGAAACGCGGGCTGTTGCCAGCGAGGTTGACGGAGTGTTATAGACCGTCTTGGTATTCAGGAAAACGTTAGTCATGTGAACCGTCCCGGCGATCAATTCATTCAGACGTTTATAGTACCCGATCACTGGAACGTTTTCAAGTATTCTTTCTATCTCTTTGTTATCGATCATGTAAAGCCTCTCAAACACTCCACTTCTTGCATACTGCTGCAACACATTTCTTACCACACGTTCGTGAAGACGGGATTCGTTGTTGAGCAAGTTGCGATCAGGCTTAATATAGAGGATGCTCACCTTGCACTTCTGCAGCTTCTCCAGAATGCGCAGCGATACGCCGGATACTCGACCTGCGCCGCAAACAACGAACAGCACCTCCGAGTCCTTGGTCAGACCCCTAAAGAATGAACGAAAGTTCAAAGGGATCGTTTCGTATTCTTCAACGTTGCCAACTTCTGGCAATAAAAAATTTCCTTTTTCCTTCGGCAGTTCCACGTCAAGTTTATAAATCTTATACTGTGGAAACTGGGCGAATTCATCTGCGATGTTACAGCCCGCAGCGCCTAAGCCAATGATGTTCACATGTCACCTCAACTATATAAAAAGTTTTTCCAGTTCTTAACGATGGACTCATTAGTAACGTCTCTTGGCGGCTCTTCGGTTCTGTCGTCGGTGGTCTGGACGTGCTCGCCCACCACCTGATTGAACACAATCTGCACTCTTGCTGCCAACTCGTCTTCGTCATCGTTATGTTCAATCGTGACTTTCATAGCTTCAATCTGCTCTTCGCTGCTATTGTCATTGACCTCAAGCACTATGTAGAGCCTAATTATGGGGGAACCAGAGGTCGTGCGAAGCTCTGACACCTTTGTAATCATATTTGGATAATGCCTGTCATCACCCGGTGTGCCCTCTTCTGCCCATGCATGCTCCACCAATGCCTTGCGTAAGGGAACGCTAAACTCTCTGCTCATTAGAATCGTCTTAACGTCTTCGGGCGACATGTTATCGGGGTAGTCTGGGTATGCCCATACCGTAGCCTCGACACCGTAGTATTCCATGTGGTCTGCTTCTTCGGCTGTAATATCCCACTCGTATGCGGTAAACTCGCCATTGTCTACTTCAGCGCCAAAGTTGTTGAGAGCGCCGCCTTCCATGTATCCGTCGCGCTTTGCCATGCGAGACAACTCGCCCTTGACAGCATCATACATGTCGTCAACCTCGTTAACCCTAAAGCAAACATTCTCAAACGAATCGGCGTTGTAGGTATAGCCCTCGCCACCGGTGATATAGTCCTGTTCCAGTTGTATATCCAGCGCAATCGTATCATTAGAGAAGCGGTAAAGGCGAGTGCCCCACGAAGAATCATCCATAAATCCCCATTCAAAATCGCGCAACTCATCAGCCCAATGTTCGACAACCCGGCGGCTGTCAGGAAGCTGGTTCCAATCGTCAGCGTCCCATTTAACAGTCATCTTGGCATCTACTTCTACATAATAGCCTTCGCCGCCGTCGTATGTGACCTCTCCATCAATCACACATGCTTGGTATCGATTAGTCCAGTCCATAGCAAGGTCATTGACTCTTTCTTGCTCTGCTGCCATGGTTGACTCAAGGAAATCCATTTCTGGCAGCGAGTTTTCTGTCGCTGTGTTTTGTCCGACTCTTTCAAGACTGATTCCTGTCAGGTCGTGGATGAGTCCCTTGATATTATTATCCTCGTAAGATCCGCCAAACTTAATCCACGCGGCATCTTCCGGCGCAGATGCAATAGTTTGTGCCTGACTCTCTTTAGCCCACTCTGCAACCCTTTTTTGAAAACCGGGGATCTTAGAGCCATACACGCGCTTTTCAGGAATGGCGACTTCAGTGCCGTCATCAAAACCCTGCATGCCGGTGGGATCGGGTGGGTACCATCGCACTTGACGCAGACGGACGCGGGAAAGCGGAACAAAACTCATGGTAAGTCCAATGTGACTGCCGCGAATATCGTCGGCAAAAATCTCTTCGCCGGTATTAATCGCATCTTCGGCAATTTCAAGGTTATCTGTTTCTGTGGCATTCAGCAGTTCTTCTGTCCTGACCACATATGCGACTGCGCCGTGACCGTGAGCCTCTGCGACTGCGCATTTGAAATATCCTTCTGAATGTTGTTCGCGGGACGGTGGCGAATGACATGATGTGATTCGCTGGAAATCAGACATGCGGAGAATGTCTACAGGATCGCGTGTAATTATAATACTGTATCTGTCGCTGTACAGCTTGTCCATGTTCTTCTTAATATATTCGGCATTGTCCTTCCAGAAGTTTGCCATCTTCTGAGCGTCAGCCATCAGCTCTTCATGTCCCGAATGCCATAGACCGGGATTGGGAATATACAGCGACATCTGCTTATGCAGCCGCTCCCACGATTCCATCTGCTCTGCGTTGAGAGCATCTGCAGCCTCATTGCCAGTGACGTTGCCGGGGTGACGGAGAGTGCGATCTGCCTTTTTCTGGATAATGGCAAGTAGCTCATTCTGCCTATGTGCAACATCTGCAATTTTCCCAAAGAGTTTACCGATTTTCATCTGAATCTTCTTCTTTCTCTTCTCAGGGCGGGCGCCAGTGATTGCAGCCATGATATCGTCTGTGGCAGACTTCGTTGACACCTCTCTTTCAGCGTAAACCATGCCCTTTTCCCAATCTACCGTAAATCCTTGGTCTTGGAGTGTTTTCGCAAACTTGCCCAAATCGCTTGTGTCGTCAAATGCTTGGAAATCGATGATAAGGCGCGTTTTACCTTCAAATAGGTCGTTGAACGCCATATCCTCCGGTTCCATCGAATCGATAGCATCTTGGATATATGAATGCTCGTCTTCGTCGAGTTCTCGGAGCAATTTGCTCTCTGTGTACATTCTTGGCTTTTTAGCCGGTTTTCTGGCTTCAGTCAAAAAACTGCGCCAGCCGTATTCGTCGTAATTCATGAATTAGCCTCTGTGCTATAAATAGTTAGCTAAACCGCAAATCTGAAAATTATGGCGGTGAAAAAAATTTGTAATATCGACCTTTTGGGGTGCATTTAGTTTCACAGGTTTAATGCCTTCATTGTACCAAAGTCTCGTCCCGCTTGGACGTTAACTTTGAAGTGGCCAAGTTCGTTCTGGCCAAAAAGGTTAATAAGTTCTGGTATCAATCCTCGGTCTTCATTAGAGAGGTCGATGACGACTGAATCATGTAAGGTGAATGCAACTCTTGACTTAAGATCTCTGAGACGTTCGCTGATTTGGATGAGCCTCCTAAGCACAACGTCCACGCAACTACTTTGAATAATGTAACTGAGAGAATGATGATGGTCGCTAGGAATGGTCCGTCCGAATCGTGTGTGGACATGTGTGCCGGTCCAATGCTCGCCAACAATTCTCTCTCTTCCGTACGTCTCTTCCAATAGTTTTCCCACAGTCTCATCACTATTACCTAGTGAGCCAGTCATGTTTTTGCCACCGTACAGCCAGCCGAAGATTCTACGCTTCGCTTCTTGACGGTCCATGGAGCCGAAGATGTTGTCCATATTCCACTGGTGTATGTCATCCTGTGGCTGGTCCTGCCCAGCTAGTGCCATGGCAACTCGCAACTCTGCAGCGTTGTAGTCCAACTCCAGAAACCAGTCATTATTGGGCTTCAATATAGAACGATACTGCTTGTCCAGCGTAAGGACCGGAAATGTGCCGGGCATGTTAGTCAGACGACCGGTCTTCGTACCCCACACGTTATACTTGCAGTACGGAGAATACTTCTGAATCTTTTTTAGAAACTTTCGTGTATCCGTCCTATGGTAGATATCCCTTATGCCGTCCATGGATATGTTTAGCTTCTGATATCGAATGTCGTCCAGCGCCTCTACCAGTTGTCTAGTAAAGTCGTAGTTTGTGGGGCGCTCGTAGGTGTCGAAGACGTGCTGGGTAATGCTGTTGCGGACCTCGCAATAGTCGAGCAGAAACCGCTCTGGCACCAAGTCAAAGAAGCAGTTCTCGGTCAAGGGAACCTTGGCTATCTGGAAGGAGCGATGGTAAGCCCGAAGCTTATCCCTCACAGTCGCCCACTGTGTGCGCAGATGCGGAGGGCACACCTCCTCCAATGACTTGCCGCCGCAATACAGCTTGGCAAACTCAACAGGCGTGTCTCGCAGAAACGTGCTGTAGTCCCACGTATGCGACAAGGATTCGGGCACCTCATCATATAATAGCTTACCATCGAGATACACACCTACGCAATCTCGCTTGTCATCCAATGTCTGAAACAGCATTCGCCGCCCTAAGTTACTTGATTGTTAGCATGAACATGCCCTTGCCGGCAAGTTCTCTTTCTCGATCTTCGTATATGTTATATGCCTTTGAACTGTGTTCTACCGTTCTAGGCATAGGGTTGCCGCCGGGGGTTGGCAGTCGTCTTGTCTTCTCATTAATATAATCCATTGCAGCCTTGCCGTCAAGAGATTTCTGCAACTCTCTCAAGATTTTTACATATTTGTCAAATCGTTTCTGGCTCCAACCGATGCCTGCCTCGCGTGCGCGCACGAATAAATAAAACTGTGCGGGGAATGCTGAGCCAAATGTGTTCACCCACACATCCCATGCTGCCTTCTTGTGGGGCTCACGCTGGTACACGCCTTCTTCTTGCTTTCCTGATGCACGATAGATTGACTTGCCAGCTAGCACAGAATACGGATCCTTCAAGTTCTGAACACTGGGGTTTGCGTTAGCATCGTACTCAGCCTTTTCGCGATAGTATTCAATGGTCACTGTCTGGTTTGCTGGACCCTTTTCGTTCATTCTATACGTTGTGATACGCTCAACAGGGAAAGCAGTGGCAAGGTCGTTCCACCAAGATAAAATATAACTCATGAGCATCTGCAAATCCGTTTGATCAGCCCTATAGTAGCATGTCCTAAACATAATGTCAAGGTTTTTTGTTTGCGCAGCCGTAGCAGCCCTATCGTATGCCTCTGCAAGAAGCAAAGCTTTCTCCGTGCCTATGTCTTTATACTCTTTAACCTTCGCACGCAGCGTCGGGATCTTCTTGTGTACGCCAAACGGATCTCTGCCTTCCACAGCATAGTCACGTATGAAATCTCGCATCGGCGTGGAGTTTACATCAGCCACAATGCGCCATGGTATATTAAAGTCCACACTGAACCCGTACTGCCTAAGTTTTGCCACCCAAATCTCAAAGTTTGGATCGGCTAGCCACATTCGTTTCTTCTCGATATCATCGTTGACATCATCATCGGTCAAGTCAAGTTGAAATCCGCTAATAGCGCGAGGGCATTTCCGACTTAGAATAAAAGCGCTGCGTGTCAAAAAATCTCCCGGTGCATAAGCATCTATAAAGTACAATAGAGACTGAACGAACTGCTTGAAGTTGTGAATCTTGCTGCGGCGGTGTTCTATGGCTAGCCACTTCTGGAACTTGTCGAATATCCCCACCATGTGTTCGTGATACAGGGGGTGCATGCTGACCCACCCTTTCTTGACCGGTATGTGACCGTATTGATCGGGTCGGAACATGCCGGCATCGCGGATCAGTGCTTTATTGCTGTTTCCGCCTCCGGTATTCCGAACCCAAAAAGAAGCCCAGTCTTTTTCAAAGTGCCGCCACGCCTGTGCCACGAAGCTTGGAGCCAGCACCTTGTCGTCAGCCGGTGTGACGGGCATAAGAAAAGCCTCGGATAAGTACATTGGAATCTGGTTCAAATCCACCTTGCCGTACATCTGCTTGTCGTACCAAAAGTCAAACAAGCCCAGAGACGAAACAAACTCGCCCTCCAGCTTCGTCTGTCCCGGTGGTGCCGGCAAGACCAAAAATCTAGGAGCATTTAACTCCCAATCCATGCGGTTGTCAAACGTTGCCTTCGTAAAATCATCTGCAGTTGCACCAGTCCACGTAGCCTCGCGATGCATCATAGGGATATGCACAAAAGAGTCCACATTCGGGCGGCGGCGGGAACGGAAAGCTATTCTTTGCTTCCCTCGACGGCGACGATCATCCGTGGGCTCCAAGGCGCCGGGAGGATCGATCATAAATTCAACGGCATCAGTGTTGGCGCGCAACTTTTCAATGTGCGACCGTTTCCACCTCTGCCCTTCTTCAAATTCGTCAGCCATATCTTACTCCTATCCCCACGAGAACCAATCAGCAATTTCGTTAGCGCTTTCCTTGCCGCCGCAAGCAGAATCCTCGTTGTCTATGTCTACGCCCTCGGAGCCTCTACGGAAATCGTCGTCGCCGACGAGAGCATCCCACGCATCACCCCATGTAACGTCACCCCACGGGTTATCATCAACGGTAGAACTGGCGGCAGCAATAGCATCACAGTCCACAGCCTCGCCCTCAACGCAAGGCTCAGACGTGGATGCGGCAAAAATACAGTCCAAGCTTGTGTCGTATTGACCGCCGCGACGAATCTTCGAGCGAACCTTAATAACATTATAGTAACCACCCAGACCAAGCAGGTTTGCATCGCTGTTGCAAATAGATGGATGACCCAGCCCCGGCGGGGGATGCAGGAACACCGTCATGCCGGGAATATAAATATTGTTACCTATCATAGTCACATCTGCATTGTACATTTCGCGAATCTGAGACATTGCGCCCGACTCATCCTGACGTGCCTCCTTCATGCCCTGAACATCGTTCTTTTTAAAATCTATCTTCTTTATCAGACCTCGATCCTCACCAATTCTGTAGTGATAAATGCCGCGTGCTTCATCCTCTCGCTGATTGCCGTTTCCAACCGCAGCCGTGTTCATATACAGGAATATATACGTGAAACCCGACAAGTCTTCGCCAGCAATCGCCCCCTGAGATGCGATGTAGCTTGCCATCCGTGAGATGCCGGGTCGTTCCCCTTGAATCTCACCAATAATGTCGCGCATTCCGCCGCCGGGTGAAGCTACCGTGAACATTGCCGTGGAGATAACGACCTCTTGGCGCGGAGCAGTAGGGAAGCAGCCGGCATTAATCGCCGGTGCAACCAACTTTCCAACAACATCTTTGAGAAACTGACGCACGGGATAAGACCCTCGCTCTGGGTCCACAACGTTGTCATTCCAGAACTTCATGAACATGGTATAAGAGATTGGAACATCACAAAGGTTCATCGTAACAACCTTTGGCGGATCGGCTTTGTCCTTGGTCCATGCGTGTCTGGGGTCTATGTATTGAAGCGGACCAGTAATAAATTTCATGCCCTTAACCGGATTGTCGGGATCCAACTGTGCATCGGGAGCAAAAGACTTGCATGCTAGTTCCATAATGTCTCCGAAGTAGACAAAATAAATATCGTCATCCGAAACATCAGATGAATCTGCCGATTCTGCCTCCTTCTGCGGGTTGCTGAACCAGCCATCGTCACCAACTGTAATCGTAGCTACGCCGCCGGTGCTATCAGAGGTCAACGGGACACGCTCGTTCATTGTGTTCTTCTCCCACTCTTTCAAGAACCCGTTATCCAAATCCAAGTGACGAATCTTTCCAGACAGATTTTTTGTAAAGTTTTCATATGCTTGTGAGCGGTTCTTGGAGGTTAATGTTTTACATGTCTCTTGTAGATCTGCCATCTCACTCACCATTTCCGAACGCCTCTCATCGAGTTCTGTATCTTCGCCGCCGGCACAACCTTGAGCGGCTTCGTTGTGCTCCATAGCCTCTTCCAACTCTGCAATCTCTGCATCAACGTCCTCCACGGTGCGACTGTCTCCTCCCATCCCAAGAAAGCCCCCACTCACTATCGCGTTTTGAGACGAACCGTATGGAAAGATCACATCTGCCATTCCCGTCTCTAGGGCTGTCTCCGTGGAGCCAACATATTCTACATCGACTTCAATCGAGCCGTCTTCTTTAATTTTAATTTCGTGAGTAAGCAAGTTTAGGTACATGATCAACTGAGTCGATCTAAGTTCGCGGACCAACTCTTCGTCTTCCATGCCGGGAGGTATAGCCCACCCGACTGCTGCTTTAATTTTATAAAACATTGGATCATATTCTTTGCGCGGATTAGGAGGACGACCACAGCCGCCGGGAGAATTAGCACCGCCTTTCATACCCGGTGGCAACAAGATCAATTCCATAAAACTCGGTCGAGTACCAGCAACAGTTCCGCCATCAAATCCGTTACTATCTGTTGTATCACCCCAGCCCCTCTTTAGTTCTCCCATGTTCTGAAAATACAGAGTCATTTTGACGCCGATGACTGCTTCTGCCTCGGCAGGGTTAGTGCCGGCAAACTCCCACTCGAAACTCTTAATACCCACTCCGCCGGCGCGGGAGGTGGCGCCGGTGATATTCGCCGTGGCCATGCCATAATAGTTGGTCTTGGTAATAGCTTCGATAGTATCGGGGTTGAGCGCCATGTCGAAAATGAACTCGTCTTCCCTGTCGGTTGTAGAACCATCAGCCTTTCCGGGGAACACACGCCAAAGTCGAACTGAGGGCTGTAAGATACCCTGCTCGCTCGGTCTAAGCCTCGTCATTCTCGTTAGCCCACCACGACCGGTCAGAGCAGTGATCACATCATGAACGTTGCCACCTGTCTCCAACCCCATAGCATGAAAATTTTCATACCCGCACTGTGAATTAAGTGGTGATAAAATTTCGTAGTTATCCATCAGAAAGCACTGATGGTCAAAGGTTAATTTATAATCGTCATCAGCCATGGCTCATCCCCTATCCAACAGAATAATGGTACAGAACAGTCGCCAAGGGCATCGGTATATGGATTATATCTCCCAGCCGAACATGCGACTCAGTAGGCTTCTTATTAAACCATGCGATGACCCACCACAACTGGGAGTCTCCGTAGTGTTCTGCTGCCAATTTCCAATACATGTCTTTAGATTTCCAGACGTGAGGTATGCGTGTCAACTCGTCTGCAATCGCTTGCGGTTTTGGATATTTCATCTTGGGGGTGGCGTATTGGCGAATACTTTTAACGCCGCGCTGTTCCATGTAGTCTTGATAAAATCTTTTTGTATTAGTAAGCTTTTTTCTCTGGTTGTATCGACTCATATTATATTAACCCCAACATTGCAGCTTCAACATGTGAATTGTCATCTGACGGATCCGAACCCTCTGTAGCCTTTGCTTCGGGAGTGCGAGCAGCGCCGGTACCAGATGCGCCAGATGCACCACCACCTCGGACGCCCTCAAAACCAGACTGGTGACTTCCCGGTGCGTTGTATGGATAACCTGCTTGTGCCTGTCCAACCGCTCCGCCACCTAAGTTCTCAGCCCACGAAGGATCTGCACCGCCAGCTTTCCAGCCCATGTTATGCGTGTGCAACACAGTGAACTCGGCTGATAAAGTCAGCTTCTGCGGGTAAAACTCGCCGGGTTGCCACTCAGTAGGATCAGCAGGCGAAGGTCCATCGATAATGCCTGAGTCGAAGTCAGGCTCAAAAGTGAAGCCTCCGATGAACCCAAGCAAGCCGGCGTCTTTGGCGCGGGCTCCGATAGATTCATAGCCTGCACTTGCATCATGAGCGAAGTTTCCAAATTTCATTTTGAATAAAGGAGAGGCGTTGATCGTGTTGGCTGCTGACGCTGTTCCGTCATATGATGGATAAAGCATGGACATTAACGTTTCGCACTTTTGCATATTAAGCTTTGCTTCCTTAACCGTAGAAGCAACCACGTCCCACTCAATACTAATGCTTCTTGCCGTGCCCTGAAATGCAGAAATGGGATCCATTCGACCGTATACTGTTTCAGTGTTCCACTCTGAACTGTATTCATCTGAGAAGCTGTTGATCATACCCTTGAAGGCAACTGCAAATCCGCTGGGAACATGATAGAAATCAATCACCATGCCCTTTTGAACCAGATTGTACTCGTAGTCGGTCATTAGACCTTCAGTAGTATCTGGAAATTGATCTGCCCAAACTGACATTTTTTTGCCCTCCATGCGGCGTATCACGCCCGCAGTTTAACTAGTCTGCCGCGCAAGAATCTTAGAACGGCATGTTGTGTTTGCTATCGATAGCAGCAGACACCGCTCTGGCGAATTCCTTACCATCGATTTCAAGCACAACGTCTTGACCTTCCTTGCCACCCTTGGCACTACTCTTAGCCAGCCCTGCAAGCTCCCTGAGTGCCTGCACTAATGCATCCTCACCGGAACTGCGCATCAAGCGACTAGCAATACCATAGTCAATGGCTGCGTCAGCAAGACCCTTTACGTTTTCGACCGCTTCTGGCGTCACGTTAACTGAAGCTTCTGCTAACTCTGCCAAAGACTCGGCAGCGACCGAAAACTGAACCGCTTGTACGCCCTCTGGCATCTGTCTAAGTCCGCGAGCGATCCACCAGATCCCCCAACCCAAACTTCTCAACACTCTGCCGACTTTGCTTAAAGCCGTAAACTTACTCAAGCCCTTAAACAAATGACCCAGTGCGACAGCCTTCTCTTCCGAGATGCTTCCAATAGCGTTAGCGAATGTGCTGAGTCCGCTGCTGAGTGTCTTGAGTCCTGTCCTGAAAAACGGCATGCTTGCAGCGATACCTAACATGAGGATTCCCCAACCAAAGCCGGGAAGGACTCTTCCGAGGGACGCCAAGCCCGACGCAATTGCTGGCATCGCTGGCGCTATTGGCGCCAAGACTGCTAGCGTATTTGCAAACTCAGCCAGTGGCTTGTTAAGTATTCTCATTCCTAAACTAATCATCACCGCGCCAAAAAAGAATGGAATACCGGCGAACGCCATGACCAACCCGGCGAAGCCTAGACCGGCTGAAAACCTTGCAAGAACCCAACCTAACTCGGGGAGCCGTTCCCAATCAATAGTGCCATCCGTCCACGGCTCCAGCCCCCACGCTAGCACCTTCAACCCCGCACTAACAAGGACCGCGCCGGGCAGCAGGAAGATGCCGGCAATGAGCATCTTAATACCAGCAGTGATCATACCATGGGTCATGCTAAGCAACGCCATGCCAAGACCCGATAGTGCTTCAAGCTGCGGCAATACTGGAAGCCAGTACTGCAGGGCATGTGTCAAGATCAGCGATGCGGGCAGGAACGCGACAGCACCATAGAGCAAGAACCATGAACCAATCGCTAGCTTGATTCCTGCCCACACCATGCCGGTAGTCATATCTTTTAAAGCGCCACCGAGTCCGCGTAGGGTTTCCATGTGGGGGAAGAATTCTAGCCATGGTTTAAGGGCAGAAAGCAAAAGGTGAGATGCTGGCCAGAACAGAAGCGCACCCCAC